TTCCCAAATAGTAGATATCATCACTAGAAGATTTGTGATGGTAATGACCACTAAAAGTGTGACTAAACTTCCTAAAAATTCCACGGTCTAACCCTCCTTCGGATGGCATACCACGATACATGGCAAAACCAGCAATTTCAAAATGACCCATACAAAACTTTGCATCGGTGTCTTTTAATGTCTTTAAAGAATCTTCATAATTCTCTGGACATATCCAAGGCATCATACAAATCTTATGTGGTCCAACATATATTTCGGTTGGATGGTCAATAACATTTAAGGTGATACCATATTCACCCAACAATAAATCGGCTGAGTTAACATCGTTAGTGTTCTTAAAATAAGTATCATGATTACCCGCCAACATATGAACTTGAATACCCATTTGAAATAATGGATCAAAGAACATTTGTTTGGCACGTTTCAATGAAAAGAAATTGATATACTTCCTACGGTCAAACGTATCACCTAGAATAAGTACAGTATCAATCTTTTCTTTTATTAAGGTAGGAAAGAATGTGTCACTATAAAACTTCTCATAGAAATCTAAAAAAAGTGTTGAGTCATTTCTGGCACCAAAATGTTGGTCTGTAATTATTGCTACTTTTGACATTCATCATATTCCACGTTTAATTTTTTCAATCTTTCAACCTCAGCATTATATACTCTTTGTCTCAATTTAGAACTACTGTATGGATGTTGTCTATCATGGAAAAACAATTCTATACCGTTATCAAGACAATACTGTTTTGCGGTAAAAGGTTTTGATTTGTATTCATCACCTAAAAACCGTATATGAATAGTTTGTGTTTTGAAAATGTTTTCCAAATCTTCTTCTGTTTCATACACCAATACTTCATCAACATATTTACATCCAGACACTTGAACGAACCTTTCATACAAAGATTGTACGGGTTTGTTTTTGGTATCAGGCCTATCAATAGTTGGGTCTGATTGCACTGCTACAATCAAATGGTCACAATGTTGTTTCTCAATCTTTAACATTGTAACATGTCCCGCATGGAATAAATCCAGTGTACTACAATTAAAACCAATCTTCATTATATCACTCCTCAATAAATTTTTCAAGCCCTTTTGGTTTCTTTGCCGCATCTTTTTCGGCTTTCTTTGCTTTTCTGGCATCCTCATATGTTCCGATAAACTCTGCAATATTATCATATAGCTCAAATTGCTTTGTACTGCCATCTTCACCTTCCAACATTTCAAACTCATCCAGAATACCGTACATCTCTGTGGCTTTATACTTCACATACAGTTGTTTCTTTTCTTTCTGTATGCGTCTTAGAAAGGCAAAGTAAATGATTTGAGTAAAATATGCAAATGGATTGGAAGACTTTGTTGGGTCAAAGTTTGCAAAGTACATTAAGCAATTCTCAATACCATCCGAAACCATTTCATCTCGGTACGTGTAGTTAATGAAGTTTGGTTTATGTGACAAACCTTCGGCAATTTTCATCCAGCATTCACCAATGTAATTTGGAATGTTTGGCTTTGGTTTACCTGCGGCCTCGGCCTCTACGCATCTGGTCTTGTAATCGACAAGTGCCTTTAAGAAGTCTGCATTGTTTATATAATGTTTTTGTTTACTCATTCAAATGTACCATAAAAAGTTGTTGACAAGGGGCTTGACATGTGATATAGTCCTCGGTGTTCCCCTATGATGTTAATGTATTAAGGATTTACCAATTTCCTTTTCTTCGAAAGCAGCTAGTACCTCATCGTTGAGTTCCACTTCTCTTTCTTTCCTCTCAGAGTCTTTCAACTTGGTGATAGCTGATGAATAATATTCTTCAAAATCATCGGTTGGATCCATTGTGCATAGTATGTTATCTATGCCAACCTCAACAGACTCACCTTTCATTACGAACACCGGTAACCAGTGTTGTAACATAAGGTTTGTTCCTCTGAGTTCAAACAACATGGGATTGTCAATCACCAATTTGTTATTTTTCTCAAAAATGCAGTCACAGATTACATCTAGACCGTCTTTAAATCGTAAAATTTTAACTGCCATTTTTTAGTCCTATATTGTAAATTTTAAAAGAGAACTGTTCTTCATTATATATCTTCACTCTTTCTACGAAATGTTGCAGAGTAAAGTTTGTGTGTTTTTTGATTCTAAGGTCGTCTGCAATATCATAAAGAGTTGCAATCTCTTTGCCATCAGACTGTCTTAAACCACGGCCAATAGACTGTAGATTCCTAACCCTAGACTTAGATGGTGATGTGAATATAATGTTGTGCAAATTTCTAATGTTTGTACCAGTACTTGTTGTACCAAATGATGCCACAAAAATTGCATCATTTTCTAATTCCATAATTCTACGTATTTCTTCTCTGACTTCTGTTTCAACGTCACCATCAACAAAGAATACCTTACGACCAACGGCCTTTTCTTTAATCATTTCGTACAGTATTTTACCGTGTTTCTTCATTTGAAACAATACCAATGTATTTTTGGTTAAACTTACTGCCAAATTACGGATGAAACGATTGCGGTTTTCAGATTCTATTAAGTACTTCAGTTCATCTGGATAAGACTTGTCTTTCATTTGTTGACAAATCTCCTCAGAATGTTTTAGTACCAAACACTTTATGTTGAAAGATGACAGTTGTTTCTTGTCAATCAACTCTTTGGTTGTTACAACTTTTTTAGTTGCTCCAAACAAACCTTCTAGTACCAACTTATGTGTCTTTGTTCCATCCAAAGTTCCAGTAAGACCAATACGGTACTTGGCATTGATACATGATGTTAATATGGAAGTCAAAGACTGTGCTTTGAATAGATGGGCTTCGTCACCAATGACGTAATCAAATTGATGAAAGTATTCTGGCGGCATCTTGTAAAGTGATTGCCATGTGGAGATTGTTATTGCTTTGTCTGTTGTTTTTTCTTTACCTTGGTAGATTCTGTGTACGTGCATGTAGTTTTTAAAACCAGATTCACTTGCATAATCTCCAAAATCTCCATACAACTGTTCAACCAATGAGGTGGTTGGCACAATAATAAGACCTTTTAGATTTTGATAATCTAACAACTGACGACAAATCAAATATATGATTAGTGACTTGCCTGATGCGGTTGGTGACAACAACAAGGTTCTACGTTTCTGTATTGCTTCAATGAACGCATGTTCTTGGTGTTCTCTGACACCAATTGGTTTGCCTTGTGAATGTAGATTCAAAGTATCAAAGAATTTATGTGCATGATACACAGAATATTCATCTTCAATTAGGTCATGTGAGTAGGCATATTCACGTTCATCACAAAATTCTGTAAGATATGGAACTAGTCCAAGATATAATTGACTGGTCTGTAGATTGAATAGACGAATCTTACCATCCCAAATGCGATTCCGATAGGCTGGAACGAACTGATAACCAGGTACAAAGAACGTGAAGTACTCTGATAGTTCCCGTGCAACGTGGCGTTCGCATTCCACTTTGCCGTAAACTTCGTTTACTTTGGTTATTGTGATGTGTTCACTTGTTTCCATAATTTTTTCTATAATCTAGTTCTTCTTGAAACCACATAACCAAACTTCTCTGCTCATAGTTTCCTGGTTTGGTTGCCCATGCCAAGTAAGAATCTGGTAAGTCTTTGATATACCTACCTTTATGTTTACCCCAAGGCATTTTAGTATATCTTCTGGATATATGGTCTTTGTTCATTGGCCACCTATAAATTTTTCCCAGGATATAAAATCTCTTAACTGCCATGTTCTTTGTTTAAGTTCGGCCATAATTGATTCAACCACGGATGTGACTTCTTCATGGTATACTTTCTTTTCAAGTAACTTGATGAGGTCTTTATCTGCTTCTAGGTAGGTGTTGATATCCGATTTGAGTGCAAATTGAAATGGATCCCAACCATATTGTTCCAATTCTTCTTCGGACATTTTGCCAGTAAAGTATTCCCATTTGACTTTACGCATACGTAGATAATCAAAGTGGGCTTTTTTGGACGCAATCTTATGCTTGGTTAAAATACCAAGATACTTGCTGTGATATTTGGGAATGTTTAATAATTCTTTAGACGGCTCGGTTTGGTCTATAACCGCATCGCTTTCCCACATCTTTAAAATTTGTTCAAGTGTTTCCATATCTATTCATTTATCTATTCAAATAACAAAAATCTCTTTCAAAATCAACAACTTAACGTTGTTTTATCTATTCAAAACATTATAACACAAAATGATTACACTGTCAAGTAGTTGTATGATTGATATCTAAATGTTGCCGTTGCGGTCATTATTGTGTCCGCAGACTGTGTGGTGTCAAATCTAATATCACTAATACTCAAAGGAAATAAATTGGTGTAGTGTATTCTAACCAAAGGATTGTTTAATCCACTTAGTATACTTAATGTGGCATCCGAGAAGTGTTTATTGGTTTGCAACTCTCTACTACCACCACGTTCTTCAAATCCATCTGGATCAGCCATTGTCAAAAACCAATCATATAGATTTTTCCATCCTTGCAGTTCTTCATCTAATATGAATTCTACAACCAATGGATCATATGTTAACTTGGTACCAGGTGAATACATGTCCAAGAATGGTGTTGCTCGGCTTACTTCACCTAAAGATACGCCAGGAAGATTAACAGTTTGACAGAAATATTGTGTTGTTCTAATTCTATCAAACGTTAATAAAAACTTCGTTGACTGTAATAGGTTTGTGTTCTCAGGACTTCTGTTTATTGCTGTCATTTTATCTCCTCTATCAGTATTTAGGAGCCAAAAAAAAGACCACCCGAAGGTGGTCTTTAAAGTGTCACTCTGCGGTGACTCTGGTCTTACATCAAGTTTTTAACTTGGAAGATACGGTAGTAAACGTTTGAACGTGCGTTCAATGCGCCATTGCCACTTGTCAAACCAGTTGCGAATGGGTTTGCAACCATGCCGTAACGAGTCTTGAAACCAATTTTTGGTTGGAATGTGTACTGGTCAATTGCACGAACCATTTGCAACGGTACGTATGGGCAATAGAAAATACCAGCGTCATAAGGAGAAGTACCCTTATAACCGATTGTCACCAATTCTTGGTTAGATGTGTAACCACCGAAGTATGGGTCAATATAGACCTTGATACGACCGTGCAACATACCAGCAAATGTATTGCCTGTGTCATCAACTTGTAGGTCAGCAGATAGGTTAGGTGTGTATTGCAACACGCCAGCCATAGCCATAGCAGAAGCAACATCAGATGATACAATCATCACGTTGCCTTTACCTCTACGAGTTTGTTTTGCAATAACGTTAGCATCACGTTCGATTTGGAAAATCAAACCTTTGAAACGTTCAACAGACCAACGACCGTTAGAGTCTGTGTCCAAGTCGAAAGAACCAGCAGTTGTAGTACCATACTGAGCGCCTGCAACAGCACATGTGTAGATAGTACGGATAACTTCACGGTTGATTTCAGCAAGAATCTCAGTAGAAAGAATGTTGCTCAATTCTGTTTCAGCATCCAAACCATGGATTGCTTTCAAGTCTTGTGCAAGTTCTAGTGAGTATTCAGCTTTCAATGCACGGCTTTGTGCAGTAACAGTAACTTTCTCAATTGAGAATGCCATTTGTTTGAAAGGACTATCTGTGTCAGCACCCAAAGCTTCAGCACTTGCTGTTGACATTGCGATACCAGTTGTGTAGTGGTTAGCAGTCAGGTCACGAACAGGGTTTGTGCTGATATCTGTTGTGTTATTACCACGGAAACCGTATGGGTTAGACGTAGACAATGCACCAGAGAACTCTGTGTTTGCTTCGTTGAAGAAGGCTTCGTTTGTGTTGTTTGGTGAACCAGATTGTGAATCGTAACGAGCTCTCATCGCAAAGATTAGACCAGTAGGTCCAGTCATTGGTTGAACGCCTGCAACGTCATAAGCAATCAAGTTAGGCAATGCACGGCGAACCAAACTAATCAAGATTGGGTCGTAGTTAGAAATGCCAGAACCTGTAACGTTTGTTGGTGCAGAAGATACAGCAGTTTCATTCAACTGTTGTGATGCTGCGGCCATTTCACGTTGTTGGTTTTCCAAAACAAGTGCTGTAACAGCTTTCTTGTATGGGTCTTTGATTGACTCTAGGCCTTCGTGTTCAAGCACTGGTGCCCATTTTTTTTGTAATTCTTCGGTTAGATACATTAGTGTTCTCCTTATTAGTATCTTTTATTGGTAAGTTTATTTATTTAGCCAATGATTTAGAGATGATTTGTGCGTACTGAGCGATTGCAGGATCAGCAGATGCCGATGGCTTCTTCTCATCCTCAACTTCTACAGCTTCATGTAGAGCAGAACTAACTGGCGGTTTAACTGATTGTTGGAAGTATGAATCTACCAAGGTTTCTAGTTTGCGACCAAATTCTTCTTCAGTAGTAAACTCAACAGTCTCTGCGAGTGATTTTAGTTTTTCTACTTGTGTCTGCGTCAGGCCTTCACATACTGTATGTATAGCCTCTGTCTTTTTAAATTCGTTAATTTGTTTCTTCATTTCAACGTTACGTGAAATTTCTTCGTTGACTGAAATTTCTAATTCTTCAACTTTTGTGGTCAATTCTTCTACAACATCCACTTTTTCTTCTGGAATGTCAATGTAGTGTTCTTCGAATAGACCTTTTAGACCACGAATAAAATCTTCAACGATTTCAGAACGTAGACCTTTTTCGATTGCCAATTGATTTTCTTTGAACCATTCTTCAGCCATGTAGTTGATGTAGTCATCCAACTTTTTAGCCAAATCTTCTTTAACTGATTCAACAGCCACTTCGAATTCTTCGTACAATGCTTCTTCAACTTCTTCCATAATTGATTGTGAACGAGCAATAACGGCCGATTCAAAAATTGTGGTTGCTTTTGATTTAAATTCTTCGGAAAGATTTTCACCTGAAAGTAATGCACCTACGTCTTGGTCCATTTGTTCTTTCATTTTTTGTTTCTTCATCATAGATTTAATCATTTTTTTATCTTCTGCTGCATCTTCATGACCTTCTTCTTCTGCAACAACTTCTTCACCTTCTTCTGATTCCTCAGCATAAGATTGGAATGTTGCACCTGGATTTGCTTGCATCATTTGTGGAGCAAGCTTGGCTTTGATACGATCACGAATTGCGTTGTAATCAGTTGCTGCAGCTTGAACGGCTTTGTGTTCAGAACCTTGTGAGTCGGCTGGACCGGACAATTTTTGTGCAGGCATTGAACCCTGTGGTGGCGTTGCGCCAGGAGGTGTTGCTGTTGGAACACCTTTGGTGTAATCACCAGTTTCGTCATCTTGTTTCTTGATTTCACCAGCAACTTCGCCAGCATCCTTCATGCCATAGGCAACAGATGTAGGTAGTTTAGATGAACCTTCTTTGTGGCCACGAGTTACAGAAGCTTCAAAGTTTTCTTTTGCGCCTTCTGTAAGAATTGATTTAGCGGCGTCTGTCAGATTAAATTTTCCCATTTTGAGAATCTCCTTGATTTATATTGGATATTTATATTTAAAGTTTTTTAAGGAAGTTTTCAAAGATTTTTAAGCTTACGGCTTCAATCTCTTTGCTAGATGCTTGCTTAATTTCTTGCTTTGCAACTTCGTGTTGTTCTTCGGTCCATATACCGTTAACCAACATCCATTCCTTACCTTCCATAATTCCCTGTACAAAAGCACCAGGTGCAGAAGGATCTGCTACAATATCTGCCGCTGTGGCCAGATGAAAGTCTCCTTGAACGACATTGATGCCGTTTTCCATTTTAAGAGAACCCATACCTCTAGATGACACACCAAGTTGTGCGCCGCCTTCAATAAGGTTTCTTGCAATGTTACCCATAGGGGTTTCAAGAATTTTTGCTTTGCCTATCCAAGCATTTCCCTCTTGACGTAGACCCACAATTAAGTGAGACACACGGTCAAGATTAATGGATGGGGTGTCTGGATGTCCCAGTTCACCAAAGGCACGATTTTTATTAATGTATTCTTCGCTGTAACGGTTAACTTCATTACGCATTGTTTCTTCTCTGTACATGCGTTTATTTTTGTTAACTGATTCTGCAACTAGAAACGGACCTTCAATGAAAAGAGTTTTCTTTCCATCTTTTTCTTCCGTTAAGTATTGTACCGATTCGGTAAGTTCTCTAATGAGTTTCATTTTAATCCTTATGGTCTTATGCCGTAACTACCGTAGTTAAA